GGTTGTTTTTTTGGGTTTTGAGCGGGTGGCCTGCCGGTCGTGGTGTTTTTTTTTTTTTTTTTGCTTGATAGGTTGCCCTTACCTAAGGGGTGAGTTAACAGCTCCCCTCGGAGGGAAAGGTATCGCCCGCAGGCAGTACCCAATTCCCACAGGTGTACCCTGTAGCCGGCTCGCTCTGTTGCCGGGATTGAGTTATTGTTTCCTACTCAATCACGAAAGGTGCCAATAATGGTATCGGTCGAAGGCATAGACGACCGGCTCGTTCCATAACGACGACATTCGTACCCTACGATCAGGAGGCGTATCACTACATCTCCTCGTACTGTTCGTCACGTATTCTCGCGATTACCCGAGCTTCCGCTTGGGGATCGAGGAGTCTAGTGGCTAATGAGTACGGTAGGTCTTCACGAAACAGGATCCCATCTAGGTGGATGTCGTTCTCCTCAAAGACGACCCCACGTACGCGGTAGCGCACGCGAGGTGCCGGACCTGAAGGTGTATCGATCAGATCGACCAATATACCTCCATCGTTCGGCGGATCGAGTAGCGTGAACGTGGCCCCGAGGCCAGGGATCTCAGGATCTCGCTCCTGATTGGCGTCGCTAGTCATAGGTGTCTCTACTACTTGCTGAGCTTCCTCAACAAGTGGCCCTTCTTGTACTGCCATTGCCATCCCTTTGATCGGTAGACATCGCTCAGTAACATTACGAGCTATTTCGAGATCAAGCCAGTTGCGGACCGAACGAAAAGTCTGAATTAAGGCTGATCGTTTCGTTCCTCCGAAGTCTAATGACTTTCGTTCAAAGAAATTTGGAACTGTTGGAATGGCAGCTATACCATCCCTAAGCTCCTCAATCCGCAACCAGATCTCATTGAGATCGTCTAATGACGGTCTTTCGAGGTCTGCGAGTTGTGCTCTGAGCTCTTTTAATTCAACCTTAAGTTCTCCGATGAGTGGGACGACAACGTATACGTTCCACGAATGTTCGTGGAGAGCATCATTGTCGAACCATACATCGACGTTTCCGCCGTAGGTCGAATCAGGATTAAGGACTGTCTCCAGCCCTTTCTGATGCGACTTTAGGGAGTTCTCTATCTTTGCCTTCAAAGAGTCAAAGAGCCGTTCCCCGATTGCTCGGAGAACTTCTGGCGGTACCTCTCTTCGGATCCCCGGTGAACCCGGTAGGAGCCAATCAATTACTTGAAGGCCCCATGGAGATCGGGGACGCGAGAGGAGTATCGCCAGACCTTGGAGACGAGTACGAGACTTTAACACGGCTGGCAGCCGTGCTATCGCCTTGTACCCGTAGCCTAGGACCTTGGAGGCCACTCTTAAGGTTTCCCAAAGAGAGCGGGTTGCCCCAAAACGAGTCAGCACGGACTCTAGGACAGAGTGGTCTGCTTTCGCAGCCCCAATGGCCAAGAGCGACCATGCTGAGGCGTCATTCCCTTTGGAAAAAGTTCGCTTCGCGAACTCAAATCCTCCGGTAGACGAAATCAACGACTTCGCCAGCCCATACTCAACTCCTATCTCTAGGAGGAGAGCAATGTAAACATTGGCTACCTTAGCGTCCGCAAGGACGATATCGTCTCCAAGTAACGCATAGGCCTTGAAGAACCCGATTGCCCCACGCGCTTTAAATGCAGCGTATTGGACTAGGCAATGGTGACAGAGGCTGAATGCAGCCCAGGAGGTCAAAGCCCCCATAGGTTGCCCTGCACCGTAAAGGAGAGATGTCCCCTCTACGGGCCCCTTTACCCCTTTCGGGGGTCTAGGGGTTAGGTACTCACGCTCGACGAGCATTCGTGCCCACAGCTCAGCTAGACGAGGTCCAATAATTGCCCCCATCATGGCCTGTTGCAATGCTAATGGAAACCGATCTGTAGCACTCGAAAGATCGAGTGACCAGAACTTAGT